TCTCATCAAAAGTCATAGATCTGTGAGCCTTAACCATCGCATCTTCAATACGCTGAGTTATGTCTTCGATAGTTGCTTTACCATCAGGGTCAACGGCAGCTTTTAGCTCATCTGTCGGAAGTGAAAAGAACTTTGCGGCTTGGGCTATCCGGGTGTCCTTGAACGGAAGCTCAAGTTGCTCGGCTTCCTCTCTGACAGCATTAATCTCTTCTTTAATAATCTTCTGTAGTTTTGCTTTGGTGAGTTTCATTTTGTTTGTTCCTTTTATAGATTCTTTTATCTTTTGTCTTTGGCGCGGAGCCGAGGAGACTGGCTCTGCTTTACGCAGCGCTTCAGCATCGTATTCAGGATCAACCGATGAAACTTTTTCTTCAAAATCACTGACTACTCTTTGTTCGATTTTGCCGGCATCAGCCTTCTTCCGCAAGCGCTTTAGGAGTTCTTCAGGATCTGCGCTGACCATACTCCCCAATTCCTTTATCTTTCCACGAACACTTTTATTAAAAGCGATAACATCTTTTCGAGAGCCCGAAGTTACCAGACCTTCCAGTGCGGCGACAAAGGTGGAGTCCTCTAAGAGAAAATCAGTCAACAAAACAAGTTCTGCTTCTGCTTGTTCCTTTTTGGCTTTCTCTCGCGCTGTGCGGGCTGTTTCTCTCGCATTGACTTGGCGGTCTTCTAAAAACTTTAAGGCTATAGCTCCTAATGCTCTCAAGCCTGTGATACCAACCGTAGCTGCCATAACAGCTAAAGTAGCAATCATTTCAGCATTTTGTAATGTGAACCATAACTCCATTTGACCTTCAGTGAGTTCAGGGCTCTCCTCGCCCACCGGGGCGCTAAGAAAATCATCGATTACGTCAGTCTCGCCTAAACCTTCCAGTTCCTCTTTAATAATCTTCTGTAGTCTAGCTTTGGTGAGCTTCATTTGTTTATCCTTCTTGTAAGAACTTGTTGACGCGGGAGAAGAACGAGTGCAGTGAGACCCTGCCGCCCGAGCCTCCGTATCCGGAACTGGCGACAGCTTCAGCAGTTATCTGCTGAAGAATATCCTCATCAATCTGTAATCTTTCTATAAGCGCTGGGAAATCAGACTTCATCTTCTCGATGACCTCTAGACCTAGTTCCATCTCCTGGGAGCCTGGGGCATGTCGATGAAGCTTTGAGTCCCGGGACGACTTGACCATATATTGTTCTGCTTCGCTAGCAGCATCAATCTCTTCTTTAATAATCTTCTGTAGTCTTGCTTTTGTTAGTTTCATTTTGTTAATCCTTTATACCGACATCGAAAGTGTCAGCATTAAATAGTTGTCTGTTGTGATAAGAGCAGCATTATTCAAGCACTTCTGGAAATTTTGTTTACTCATTGAGCCGACATCTTCATTGTCGCCAATATCAACTTTCCAAACTTCAATATCAAAATCCAATAAAGTTTTGATAATCTCCAACTCTTTCTTCTTTGCGTCAGGATCCAAAGCAATATAAACGCCGGCGTCTTCTTTTACGATCTTTTGAAGCAATCCTGAGTGTTGTTTTAGTGTGGATCCAAGAAGAGGTACAGTATTACGACCGGCAACCACAGCATCAAAGACTCCCTCCACAAGAATAATGTCCGAACTCCAATCCACAAACAAATCGTTGAATATAATATTCTTGCTTGCGGGCGGATTCTTATATTTCGGGTATGCCTTTCTATCATAGGAGCGAGATACGAAATAGTTTAAATCACCTTCGTCATCAAACGATGGAATGATGATGCGACCTTCATAATCTCCCTTGCTACAATAGCCCATTTTCCACCAAACAATATCTTGTTTAGTAACGCCGCGCTTTCGTAGATAGTTTCTAGCAGCGAATCCGGTAGTAGGAATATCTTTATTTGCTAAGGATATAAAACCCTCAGGCATTTCAAGTATTTGTTTTTCTTCTATTTGCTCGGCAAATAAATCTTCAAGTTTATCGTAGTTTACTGTGCCTGTGATTTCTCGCCATTGAGATTTCTGGCTATTCGTTCCATACTTGCGGATGATCCTGTAAACATTCTTTCCTCGTGTGTCGCACGTCCAGCATTTGAAATATCCCTTATCAATATTGATAGACATTTTCTTTTTGTGGTGATCACAATAAGGGCAATGAAATAAGAACTCGTTATTTGATTTCCTATAAGAACCTAGAACCTGTTGAAGAATATTAAGTTTTTTGTTTTTCATTAATATAACCCGCCTTCGCAATCACATAACTGTCTGCCCGGTCTTCATAACCGGGTCGTGGATTGCCGTGACGAGTATACTCTACCTCAAAGTCTTCTAGGTTGTCAACTACAAACTTCATAACAACCTTTTTCGCCTTCTGTCCTTTTGGAACTTTAATGCCTACCAGTTTTCTTGCTGATATGGCGGCGAGGTATTGTGGCTCTTTTCCAAAGATCTTGTAGCATTGCCAAGAGACTATACCATTAATCTTTGATAAAAGCGAGAGAGTTTGTGCTGACGAGAATCCTGAGCGGAAGGACTGGAGGGATTGCTCAATGTAAACCTTACTGATCTCAAAGTTATGGTATATTAAACCTAACTTCTCTTCGATCATAGTGGCTTTCTTAAAGAAGTTCTTTTCTTTACGCATATCAACGTGATCGCAGTAAATGATTGAGCCGTTATTATCTAATATTGTTATACCAGTAATACTGGTTGAAATGTCTAGTCCTAAAATCATTACCAATGATATATTATTTAAGATACTTTTTAAAGATCTGTTTTAAAGAAGATTTTCCACCGGTTGCGGCGATGAAGGCGGGCGGGGGCGAGTCGCCGCGGGTGGTGGTGCCAAGGTGTTTGCCCTTTATATACCAAGAATTTTGGCCTTTGTATGCATTCTCAATAGCAGGACCGTCTACGCGATGGTGTTTGTCGTTTAAATACCATTCTTTTTGGCCGGTGGGATGTTCAATAGCAGGTCCACCTTCACGGTGAAGTTTGCCGTTTAGATACCAATATTTGGAGCCATGTGCTTCTTCAACCGCAGGGCCATCGACGCGATGAGGTATGCCGTTCAGATACCAAGATTTGTTGCCGCTAGCATATACAGACGCGGGGCCGTCTTCACGGTGAAGTTTGCCATTCAGAAGCCAAAACTCACCTTTAGCGGCGCCAGCCTTGATGAAAGTGCGTCCATCGCCTAAATCTTTGTAATCATAAGTGTTAACTATATTAAGTATCTTTTCTGGAAGAAACTTATTTCCCTTAAGTAAGAGAACAAGTTTGGCCTCCATGAAAGCACCAATCTCGTCATCAGTAACATCCATAAACTGTTCTGTTCCAAAGTGGATCTGAACGTCTTTGGAGGAATCTTTTTTATGCTTGAAGATGATAAGTGGATCGTCTGGCTCGTGGTACTGGTCATAATAGTCCAATCCTGGCGCAGCAGTACACCACTCGGTGCCTTTGCCCAAAGAACAAGCGGCTGCTTTCGTTTCAGGAATATAAACGTCCCATTCGTTGTCAGAGTGAATAAGTTTTTCGCCTGCTTTTGCTTGCGTTGGATTTACCTTAGATGCTAGATGATCTTTGTAGGGGCCGCGGGCCTTATTAACAATGTTATATAACTCAGCGAAGTCTTTAACCTGGTTAATATCTTTTTTATTAAGAAGACGATCTAGTTTTTGCTGTTTAATCTGAAAGAAGGTTTCAAGTTGGCTGCGAATCTCAGGTCCCAGTCCAGTAAAGCGAGTTGCGATCGCTGTGGATATTAGCCAGTTAAGGGCAGTTGCTTTGTCTTTTTCCGTAATATCTGCCGGGACTGCATTCAGCACTTGTTTAGCCAAATGGTCTTGCGTCTCCTCAGGAGACCATGGTGGGGAGACATATGTAGGGATCGGAGCGCGGGGCCCAGGGTTTGCTGCAGCCCTTTTAAACTTCTTGGAATCAAATCTTTGTTTAACTTGTTCGTAATCAAGTTCTTGAAGAAGAGATTTTGATTCTTTGATTATCTTGATGCGGATCATATTTTAAATAGTTTGCTATATATCTAACTTAATCTTAAACGTGAAGTCTCGCTCTACGGTTTTCTTTACTGGTGTTGCGACTTTTGCGATTCCAATAAGGTTTCTGTCTTCATCGTAGATGCCGATCTTTGAGATATATGTTGTTTTCTCAAATGATCCGGTTGGGTCAGGGTAAGGAGAGTTAACTATATTCTTTATTTGTCTTGTCGTCAACTCTTGATATGCGTGAGAACTGGTTGCCGCAAAATCCCCAGTTGAATATTCAACATATGTTGGGTTATTTGAGTGGTTTAAATCACCCTTCTGTGCTGTCGCAAACATCGTAAGAGTTTGTGTATAAGACGTTCCACTCATTTCCATTATGTAAGAAGAGTTTGGTGCTGTGATTGACCCGGAAATAGACTGGGCAAAGTATATCCACTTTGGATTATCACTAGCAGGCTTGTATGTGTCTGTGCTTGAGTTTAGAGCCGTAGAACCTGTCAGTATGACAAAGCCTTCGTTGTAGAGTGTCAAGCCAACAGCGCTGCCGGAGTCGGCTCCATAGGTAGAATACAGAACTCCGTCTCTATTGGTGTCTTGTGCTCTCGCAATCAAGGTTCCTGTAAAGTAGTATTCTAGGTTTACCGATCCTTTTTTGATTTGAGACCCATAAAAAATAGATGGTATGTTTACTAGACCAACTTCGGCTGTGTCAAAATCTCTTTGATGCAATGATGATGAATATTCAAAGTGTGTATTCACATAGTTATAGTGATTGATAGTATTTTTAAGAGCGCGTAGGTGAGATACATACCCGCTTGTTAAAGAAGAGACTGTTCCTACTCGTGCAGTTGAGGTGTCATAGTATTCTTTTGTGATCCCCGAAGCAAATGGGTAGGAACTTACTATAACATCTCCATATGATGCCGAGTTAAACGATGCTTCTGTGGAAGTTCTAAAATCTATTCTTGTTCCGTTCTTAACAACGAAAGGAAAAATAAGACCTGTATCATCAACTTCTCCGATTTTGCGACCGGTTGAGGTAGATGCTCTGTCAATATTTAGTTCGTATAAAGATACCTTGCCGGCATCAGTTAGTCTGATTGGATCGGCAAAAGCACCAGAGATATTAGGAGCGCTATTATAGTAAGATGAACCACTATATACCAAAAACTTAACACTTGGATATGTCTTTAATGTGTTGTTAAATATCTCATTTTGTTTAAAACGATAATACGGCATAATGAGAATCTGCTCTCAAAGAGAGCCAGTTTTTAGTAATCCAAGCGCACGCGAATAGTAAGCTCTGTTGATGGATCGTTCTTCAAAGGTTCAGACAACTTAGCAACCGCCAGCAACTCATTATCAGGTGAGTATAGACCAACTGATGTTATGTAAGATACTGGAAGATCCTGAGAGTTAGTCTTCACTACCATCTTGCTCGCTGATAGATATGTCTGGTTTGATGAATAATTAAAGTCTGTGTTATTCACGCGGCAGAAATAAATCGTGGAGTTTAACTCTGTTGTGTTATTGAAAGAAATGTTCTCAACTCGATGACGGAATCCATCCGCATTTCCTTCAATTGTAGTTCCGCTAAGAAAGCTATCAATACCACTTGGGTCTGTTGTGCTCATACTGACTGGTGTTGTAAGCAAGCCTCCAAACATCGAGGCTGTAACAACAGCAATGCCAGCTTGGTAATATAGAAGACCAGCCGGAACATATCCAGAACTATCAACCGCAGAAGCATTTAAAGCCGAACCTGTTGCATATAAAATACCATACTCTCCCGCTGGGGAGTTAACCTTATAACCGGTTGAGCCACTCTTATCTGTTAAACTAATTGTTCCGTTAAATGGGCTAACATATGCAGTCGCATCGGACGATGCGCTGACGCCCATTGTCAAAGTGAAAGAGCCCTTCTTAACCTCATCTTTGGCAAGCAGTCTCGTAAAGTTAATGAAATAAGCTTCATTAATCTTTGTTCCACCGGTAAGATCGCCATCTTCGTCAAAAGGTCGAACGGCACTGTTTTCATCAAAACCGACAAGCACCTGAGCCATCTGATTGTAGATGTTAATCTTTTTAGCATTCTGGGTCGATGCTGCGCCGGACAAGCCAGAAGTCGCAGTATATCCACAAGTTAAATCAAAAATGTGGTTTGCCGAAGAACTTAAGTATGGGTAATCATAAACTGACTGGAACATTCCGTGTGAAAAGTTCTTAATGTTGTTGTCCGCATATGTGCCGGATACTATTGATCCCGTAATCGGTATTGCCTCATGTAGTAAGTTTCTTGTTACTACCGAGTCTTTTGCTGTCTCTAACGCTTTAAATGAAGTTGCCATTATAATATCCTTTTATTAACTAGTTTTTCTTAACGAACCGGATTGGAATATCAAGTGTGTAACCAGTTGAAACACCAGAGATTCTAACTGTTGAATCGATAAACTTATAATCTGCGGCTAGCAAAGTATTGCCACCGCTTGTAATGCTTGAGGCGCCGGCACTTCCGAGTTGATTAAACAAGAAAGCACTTGTCCTTAGATCCAAAGATGCTGCCACCTTAAACTGGATTCTAGTACCGCGTGGTCCGTCGATGATAGAAGAAACGCCAGTCTCCAAGTTGCTTACGATTCCAGTGCCGTCTGACACAGAGAAGATGTATGTAGCAATATTATCATCATCAATAGAAGAGGGAGATATACTTTGTGCTGATGTGACGCCTGTAGTGGAGCGAAGTTGTCCAAGACGATTATCAATCTGAACAAAATACTGCGTCTCTACTAGTGTATCATCCTCATCAACTAACGAAATCTCATTTGAAAGCTCGGTCGTATCTAATCCCTGATCAGCTTGAACGTGATTTAGTCCCTGAGCCGGATTGAAACCATTAAATATTCCCTTGTCTAAGGAGCGTCCTTCACCTGTCAAAGCATCAACCGTGGTCTGGTCGACCAAGTTAACGTAGGAATTTAGCCCTGTATAGAATGGTTGAGCATCAGAGTTAGTGTTTGCTAGTATCACAGGAAGATATAACAAATCGTTGCGAGAGTATGAAAGTAATCTAGATTTCATACTTGACATATTATTAGTAAATGATTCCAAAACAGGTGTTTGAAGAATATTGATATCGTAGTACGCAGAACCGCTTGTGTTGTTCTTGTCGTACAGTCCGTAATCAATCTCATCATCGCCAAGAGCGAACTTGGAAATGTTAAATCTTCCATTTCCTTCTGCTAATCTTTTTCTTCCTAGATCTGTTAAAACAGCATCTAAGATAATGTCACCTGAGTTGTCTAAGAATCCCATATTATTATCCTCTTCCTATAAATAGTATTGAAATGTTTTTATTAACTTGCATTTGTGACCCCGGGGTTCTTAAACGTTAAGTTAAGATCCATTTTCTTTCCAGTCTTCTTACTTGTCACTCTTAGTTTGAAGGTTTTGGTCCAAACTTTATTAACCCCATCTACCCCTAATATACTGTCTTCCGGGGTTTCGTCTATGTTGGATGGAGGGTTGACTTCAGACTCCAGAGCGACTTGCTGAAAACTTGGTTCAATATAAATAAATCTTCTTCCATCCTTAAGATACGTTGGCTTGCTTGCTTTGAAAGCAAAAACACTCTGTCTTAAATAGATTTGATCATTGTTATCAACCATTTCAAGTTCAAAAATATAAGTTGGGTTTGATATATTATTGTGAATATCTACGGCCCGGGCGCAATAGTAATACTTCTGATTTGTTGATATTGCATCTTCAAAGTATCCCGGGGTTCCTATATTAGGGTCTACCGTGATAGCATTATTGTTGAAGTCTTTATAAGATTTCGGTTTCTCGCTAATACGGAATAACTCATACCGGTCAATCATATCGTCTGATTTATACCTGATTTTTTTATTTTGTGAAATAATCTGATTGTAGGTTAAGTTTTCCCCAGTCTGTCCGAAATATTCTTCTTCTATATACCCTCTATCTGAATCTAATATTTCAACTGGCTTGTCGTAAAAGTCACCAAAATTTGTGTTTAATAAAATCTTAACTTTATTTCTAACGCCCTTTACGGGATAAAAAGATATATCTGGGGATACCGGTGGCTTATCGACAACTGATACAGTCAATCCCTCAAAGGAATACGGGACGACCAATGCTTTTATAGATATCTTATTTTCGAACTCTAAGTTAAATCCTTGAGTTGGTCCATATATGACGCCAGTTCCTTGAGATTCATAAATCACCTGAGGATCATCAAACTCAACGTTATTATACTTATATTCATTTCCAAATACTAATATAACCTTCTTAAATACATATGTGTATTTTTGACCGTATTTGATTTGAGTGTCATAATAGGTTGTATCTACCGGAGGAGAGGGAAGAAACTTTGGTGATATATAAAATGTCTGAACTGGTTCTTCTGATAAGCCTTCTTCCACAGAGCCTCTATACTTCTCTACAATATATAACAAAGTTTCAGTATCACAAGACTTATTTTCATAAACTTCTTTGAGTGTTCTTTTAAATGATTCTAGTTTGTCACCATCGGATAGGAAACCAAATGTATTATAAGCAGCCCCGATATCCAGCTCTAACTCGCCTTCTCCGGTTTTTCCAAAATAATCTCTAAGAAACCTTACCCCATATTTATCTTGAATCTTGTTTGGACCATCTGCGATCCCAGAAATATCAACATCAATATTGTTGCCATTTGGTGCCAGCATGGCAGTAAATAGGATTTGGTTATCTGGGTGTAAGGTGAACAACTCCTTGTAATCCGTATCGGAAGTGCTAAATGCAAAGTCCCCAGTAGTAGAATTTGATACCACTTTCTTTCGTGTTGAAAAGCGAGCACTAGCATTGGTTGTTTTATCTTTAATAATCGCGTAAGCTTGTAAGATATCTACAAAATCTTTAGTATCCTCATTCTGAATCAGTTGCGTCATTAAGGACGCGTCACTAGAAATATCCCCAGTTGTTCTGTCTGTCTCAAACCCAATCGTTAGCTTATTGTAGTAAGGCAAACTTTCATCAATGATTGAATCCTCATTTAAAACGGCTAAATCAGAATACAAAACAGCAGTATCGCCATTGTTGCTTTTTACTATTGACGGATCAAATCCTGTCGGGATAGATGTCATATTATCCGAGTAGAGATTGTAATATATGCCGCTATTTGTTTCCAGAGCAGAACCAAACCCTGCTGTATTAAACCAAGGAATCATTCCATCCATCGTTATGGCTATCCTATGATAAGGTGCCAAAAACTCTGATGAAGTGTTTTGAAGCTCTAACTGAAGATAATAAGCATTTGGAATAAAGTATTCTTGGAGCTTTTCTACTACATCTTCGTAATCTGGATTTGAGTTAACATAATAGTTATAGACTGGTTCTACGTTAGTTGTGAGTCCAGATGCCTGTCTTACATTCTTGATTGGGGAAAATAAATAATAGTTTGATGTGTGATCGAAGTAAGCCCTATTAAGACCTCCGTTTAAGAGACCTCCGTAAGTAGCCTCTTCTTCTGTTACACGATCCACAATCGTAACATTTGGTCCTATTATATACTCTTCAAAGTTATCTCGATACCAACTATAAGGTGCCGCATTGTAAGAGTTCCAAGCTCGCACTTTTCTAGTAAACGATATGGATTGGTCATCATCCAAAAATAACGCCGACAGGATTATGTTGACTCCTCCCGCGGGATCAGCAACTTGTTTATTTAATCTTCCTATTCCATCAGGATCCTCATCGAAAGCCCCAACAGCAATATTCCCCCCATCTTCAAGTCCCGATAGTGAATTCTCATAGTTATATAGCGCTGGTCCATTAGAACCATTGTACGCAGTATAATATGAAGCCATAAGACCTCTAAGAGAATCAGCAGTTCCCCAGTTATCTCTTACCATTGGGTGAAAATCTATAGTCTTTCCATCAACTCTGGCGGTATTAGGGGTATCGATGCCTCGGTCCTTTGGTCCATCCAATCGATAATCTACTAGAAGTAACTGATCTTTTAATGATTTGTCTTGTATGATAGCCATATTCTAATAATCCGTATTTGTTTCTATAGATAGTTCACGGGTTTGGTTAGACTGTGAAGTCGAGCGCGTGTTTCGTGAGGTTGATCGACTCAAAGTAATGTTTTTTGAATACAAGATCCCAACATCATCCAAATCTATGCTGGGCATTTCGTTTGCAACGCTTCTCTTTACTTTATTTGTGTTGCCCGAGATACTTCTTTTGTTATTAGAAACACTTGGCGTTCCTACAATAAACATACTAGTCATAGGCTCCATGTTTAAAATGTCAGAAGTTCCCACGGCGTCAGATACTTTAACCAATCTACACATAAGCGGCTTATCCTCTGTGCTAGCTTTACTAAACTTTTCCTTATTTAGTAGTTTCCAGTTTTGGTTTGCCACACCTACCGTAACATCATATGAATCTAAATACTGAACTTGTGCCACAGAGTTATAGTTTATAGCATTTGATAGAGCCGAGCCATTTTGTAAGACTGTATTATCCTCATTAAACTTCTGTAAGGCTGGGGATCCTGCAAGTGCCTCTTGGTTTGTTATTGTTGTAACAGGAACGAAGGAAGTTACACTTTGTTCTACAATATTTCCTATTAGAGAGTTTGAATATATATCAACAGACGGCGTTGCTGTAACGTTTGAGGTCGTTGAGCCAGATTGAGTGGTTCCTGAACCTTTCTCAAAGATAAAGTCAGATGTAGAAGAGAGATAATCCTCTGCATCAATAATGCTTTTAAACATCTTTTTTGAGCCGGCTATTTCTCTAAGGGGTCTCTTGTTTCTTCTGGCAGAGATATTTAGTCCTGCGAGAATATTGTCAACAGCGCTTGAAGCTTTCTGGCTTTTATTAGCTTTAAACACCCTGTCCTTATTAGTTCGTGACTCTATCAGTGGGAGCGCGCTAACTGTTTGTACAGATATATCTCTGGTATTAATACTTAAAGGGTTAGGTAACAAGTTTATGCTATTAGCAGTTAAATAACCAAATGGATTCAGTACATCAGCTTGAGTATTCGTTATATTATATTTTGATACTTCACTGTTGGCGCGCGTTGTATAGTCAGCAAAGGAGATGCTTGGTAGTGCCGGCGCAACTTCTGTCACGTTATCGTCAAGATAGTTTAATCCAAAATCTTTAGTCCCCGTAAAGTAATATACTTCCCCGAAAATATATTCTACTCTCAATGTTGGATCGTGAGTTGACATGTATATTTTCGAGTCGACGCTAAAGGTTTCATCTTTTTTCTTCTTTGGATGCAGAATGCTCTCTAACTTACTAATGTAGTCATTCATAATAGATAAAAACATCTGCTTATCCGAGCCATAACTTGGATTAAATCTGTTAATGAATGCTAATAAGTTTTTCTTCCACTGTCTTCTTGAGTAAGTACTGAACGGTTGGGCTCCAAGAATTACTTGTACAGAAGAAAGAAAATCATTGATAATCTCCATATAGGATGATTGTAAATCGGGAATCTCTCTAATCGAAGAAATCTTTCTCATACTTGTGCGGAGTGGAGCCAATAAGCTTTCTATTAGTTCTTTTGTATTATCTTCAAGAATAATCTCTGCTTTGTATTCAGCCACACCAGAGTTTATGCCCTCTGTTGTCTGATCAACAAAAAATACTTGACCTAGATTGCCGTCATTTAGAATATTATCAACGATAGAGCATCCGTCTCTCAAACTAGCCACTCTCTTATATCTGCTGTCCTCTTTTAAGCCACACTTTTGGGAGCGCCCAGGAGTCAAAGAGTTTCCTGCTGCTTCATAGCCGGATGATTTTTGGTAGATGATTATATCCTTAATGTTTACGGCTGTTAGGAGGGTTTGATTATTTTCTATTAGTCCTCCAAATCTAGTGTTGTTTTTAGCGAAGTTTAATATATTGAATGTAAATGAGCCATTAACTTTACCATTGCTTCCCCGAGACAAGGTTATCGGAGAGAAATAGCTATTATTCATCTTTGTATATCGAAAGTTTAAAGAATCTATGGTTCGTATGATTCGTAAATCTTTAACTCTGACATTTGGAACCTGTGTTATCTCAAGATTGGGGTGCGAGCCTTCAATGTGAGTGTTGCCGACCATAAAGTTATTGTTTTGTATATGAGCGGATCCAGGCCAAATAGTTCCCTGCGTTCCGTATATGGGGCTGGTTTCCGCTAATCTATACACTGTTGAGTTCAAAAGTGTTTGATTTCCAGATACTATCGTTTCTTTAACAACATTCCCTACCAAGATTGTCTGCCCAACTTCCAACGTTGAACAAACTAAAACATATAAATCACTAGCTTGCGGTATGACAAAGTTCTTTTGGTAAAAAAAGCTGTAGATATCTTTGCTTTTTTCTGTTCTGGCTTTGACTGTATAATCCTTATACGAGGGCGCAAAAGCATAGTTGTTTTGGGAGTTGTTTTTTATTGTCTGTTTTAGTAGATCCCGATCTGATGCTAACAACTCAATCTCTGTTTTAGAGTTAGAAAAATATATAAAATTATTAAACTTTTTATTTTTCTTTCTTAATAGGGTTTTCTGCTCATTAGAGATCCCTAGAGTTACAGCGTAGTCGCCGTTCGAATCCGTGTTAAATCTAACATCCTGTATGTTAATGAAAGGTATGCTACTTTTGTATGGACCAATAGATATAGTCATTAACACGGCTCCTCATTCTCAGTAGAGTATAGGTCTCTATTTAACTTAATCCTGCTGGCATTTGTTGTTATTGCCGAATCATTGATGTTTAGTTCTTGAATGACTTCCAAAGGAATCTCGCCGTCAAATAAAACATTCATAAAGTATTCAACATTATCCTGAGTTGAGCTAACTATCTCTGTGTCGCTTTCAGCGGTAAAGGACATTTGAGTATATCCCGTAGAACTTGATTGAAATACTTCTATTTCAAAGTTCTTTTTCTCAAAATTAGTATTTTCCTCAAGCAATTCTATCATTAAATAGTTTTCTTTTAATGCCAAAAAGATATTCTCATCACCCAAGTATCCGGTAATAGAATCAGAAGTTATTTCCCCCTGCTTAAAATAAGTTTCATAATCAATGTTTATATCAATCTGTGGGATGTGCTCGATATATCCTTCATCACTTAAGTATCTTTGTGCCTGGGAGGCTGTCGGGTTTGATAAGACCTGTAGATTCCAAGCGGGAGCATACTTGATGTTTAAAGAAGAGCGACCTAATGGATACGCATCGATGGATCCTTTATCACCATAGGGCTGGCTCTTAAAGAACTCGACATTATTAGCAGGATCTGATGTGTGTCCTCCAATAGATGAGTTAAACGAAGAAGAAATAGAATCTACAAACCTTCCTACACGAAGTTCTGCGCCTTCCCTAGTTGGATTGATTTTTAACTTTGGAGTGTTGCTTTGGATTCTTGGTTCGGCATCGTTCTGATCCTCTGTATATCCAGAGCCACTAACATCATACATTACGTCATCGTCAAAGAAGGCGTAATAAGTTGGATTTAGTTGTCCTGCCGCGAGACGATCTCGTCCATAGTTGGTGAGCATAACCTCAAGAACTTCTTCTTTTTTGTTAAAAAACTCCATTATGTATCATTTCCTACAGCTACTACTGGGGGACCGCCAGCAACATCTTTAGAAGCATACTGAACTGTTTCATCCATCTTAACTAGTTCGACCAATGAGAAGTAATCGTAGGGCCAGTTATATGAATAGTCGCCAATGTTGTCTTCGAAAGCAGAAGTGTCTTCTGTTACTAATGATCTTCTGTACTTCTCGAAAGATTTCTTGGCGCGCTTCTTAACCTTGAAAACAAGCCACTGAATATCCTCAGAGTTGTCAACGAGTAAATCAAGAACTTGCTTATCATCGATAACTACTTCTTTTTGCTCGAACTTTTCATTAATGTTTGGCGGCAAGTTTTGCCACATATCAGCGATATCTTGCTGTGTTATCGTTGCCGAGAACTCGAAAGCATACATCAATATTGGTTTAACTGTCGCATTCGTTACAAAGTCAAATTTTGGTGGGAATACATATTTCTCTAGTTTTTGACTAATGTTTTCATACTCAACATTATCTTTCTTGATGCCAAAGAACTTTCTTCTATTGTTTACTGTCTTGAATGGAATCGCAACCACTGCTTCTTCAAGAACATTTTGCTTCTTAACTTCCCCTACTCGCTGTGGGATTCCCGTGTCTATTCCGACTACATCAGCCAAAGATTTAAAATCAGTAAAGTTAAATGTAGCATTGGATATACCGGCAGTTCCATCGGTTTTTTCAACCACATAGAATACACCTTCTTGTGAACCGGTCGGGATTATGCCGTATTGATGCCACATTCCTTTCACTTTTATCTGCTCTGCTGTTGAAAGTCCTCCACCGACAAAACTTCCCGTTGTTCTTGTGCTGTCAGCATTCGCAAAGTTTAATATTGGGGTTTCAAACTTTGGCTGAATTAACCAGCGCTTTTGAGGAGAAACTGTGCCTCGGGGAACTTCGGAATAATACTGTTTAAAATTAAAACATGAATCCATGTACATCGCTGTTCTATTGGGATATCCATCTCTTGCTTGTCTAGAATATACAAAGTAGGTGTTTGATAATATCTCTTCTAGAGTCGGTACACCCGTAGTTTGTGCTGTATATACAAACTCTATATCTGCCGAACCAGACCAGTAAGGGGCAGTTACATGTGTAAAGTACGATCGCGTCTGGTTAGGGTTGTTGCCGCCTAGTGGGTACCCAAAGGCGCCTTCGCGGGAATACATATCAAAAGAACTCGTATCTACTTCTAGATCAGTAGTCAAAGTTCTAAACATTTTTAGACGCATTCTGTATTCTGATCCCGATACAACCGGCTCAAATTGGTCCTCTCTTTTGGAGGACATGCCCGACATTCCATTTGTGAAAAAGTTAGTTGTCTCACATAAGAAGTTGTCGATTGCTAGCTCGTAGAACTTCTTGCCGGCATTGATTTTCATGTATACATTTCCGGAGCCGCCACTATCAAGAAGTTCATCATTTGCTACGCCGGTGTCATACCAAGCTCCGGAGCCGGTTATAAAGTTCTCGTTAAAATAGCTCAAAGGACGATATAGAGACTCAAAAGGCATCTTTTGGATGTAATAGCCGTTTGTGCCAGCGCTGGCTGGGTTGTTCGATGAGAGAGAGATTTGTGCGCCGTAGTTAACTATACCCTCAAATAAACTCGTGTTTGTAGAGGAAGTAACCGGAATTGATTCATTGGCAGTAATATCTTTTGCGACAGTACCAGTATTGGCTAGGACGTAACTGCTTACACCAATGCCAGACTTGATCGTATTAAATAAGATACCCGGTGAAAATAATGGTTCTAAAAGTGTTCTATAAGATTGAGAGCGAGTCGCAGATCCGACATCAGACACCTCAGCATATGGAGCATAAGACCGCGAGAATAAGGACGCCAACTCTACTGTTCTTTCTGCCGGGTAGAATCCCTTATATGGTAGGAACTTAAGAAGAGCGTTACAGCGAAGAGAAACCTTATCTCTTTCGATCTTAAGAATCCCAGAACGTTGCTCATTTAGATCCTCATCAATAACAGAGAAATACTTTAAGAAATCAGAGTTTGAATAAGTCTTGTAGAAATCAGTATGGGAACTATCACTGATAGCAGCCCCAGTCAGGCTAAACACATTATCAATATCAACTAAGAAATCGCCCTCATTATCTTCTACATAAGTCTCTATAAGTTCACTGATTCTAAACTCTGGGACTATTGAGTGATCCTTTCCTACCAAAGCAATCTTTTCAGCATATGTAGAGTAATCTTCATATGGCTTCTTGCCTGATTGCGTTCCTGCTTCCCAGAGAGCATCGCCGGCATAAACTTTATCGCCCCCTGCACTCGATGATCCCGCGGGCACGCGGGCAGCATAGGTTGCCGCTGGTCTAATATTTGCGACAGTTTGGAGACCAAATCTAGAATAAGAGTTCATGAGTTCACCAGCACCATCATCAGTCCTAACAGACGATGTTGTAGCAAAGTTTAAGTGACCATCAAGAGGCCAAGTTGAACTAGAATTAATGGCTACTCCCTGTGAGTTATCTTCCCCGCCATATGTGACAGAGCGCTTGGTTCTATCATCATCCCAAATGTTTGTGATAGTAAAGTTTGTTCTTCTGCGAACTATATCATCAAACATATTGATATCCGATGGATATAGATTTTCTGTGTATGAAACTGCTACGCTCATGCTGCTACTTAAAGTAAAGTCAAGTATAGAGCGATAAGATTTAAGTCTGTCGACATTAGACTTTAATCCATAGAAGTTATTTAACTCATTGTGTGAGAAGTAATCGATCTCGTTTCTAAACGGAGCATCAACAATAACATTGTTTGCTACATTAGAATCTGATGTGTTGTCTTCCAACATAAAGGTTATTGGAGAAGAGTTCATCGAGATAGGAGCTTCTGTGAAGTCAACAAACGTGTTTGGCTTCAATCCTAAACTTGGTCCATCTTTCAAATCAAGCAAACGTTTTGGCGGGACTAGATAACCAATCTGGTTTGTTTCTCTTAAGTTTCTCGCGACCTTTGTCTCACCAGCACGGATTTGCTTCCAAGTTGGGTATCCGTATGGTCCGTTACGCATTGTAGTTAGAACATTCAACAAATCGGCATCGTTATCTAATGCTGATCCGTGCCAATAGTCTGCGTTAACATAAGCCGATACAGAGTTTGAATCAAGTGGGAAACCTATTGTGTGAGAAGAAGCGGTTATTGGATCTACCAAAGCAGTTGTTAATCCAACAAATGTAGTATCTTCATATGTTCCTGATATGATTAGTTGACTTAAAGTGCTCGCACTAAAACAAGATGGTCTATCATTTCCATAGATAATCTGTCCCACTGCCAGAGAAGCTGTAACCCAGGAGTACTGCTGTGTAGAACGCGGGATAGCGTGTTGAACGAATAAGTTGTCAAATACTTCTTGTGTGAAATATCCCGCAGAGGCAGAGGCAATACGTCGTCGTCTGTTTCTGTTAGTCTTATGCCAAGAAGGAGTTGTAACATATGTGTTAGCCGGTACGGAACCATACGCTGCATCAGAACCAAATGGACCAGCGTGAAGTGTGGCTCTTTGATCAAGACCTCGATTCTTCCCAATCTGATCAACAATCGTGACAGTTCTTCCAGCAGTTGGATCAACTGACGCAGAGCCGGATAAGCCATAGTTTCTAACAGAAAGGTTTCGGTAAGGTAATACATTGTATACAGATAACTCTTCATGAGCAGGATCCATATAGCCCCGGGACATCACCTCGTAGCCGCAACCAGCGAACCGGTTAACAATGACAGTTTCATTTGAGTTCGCGCCGGTTCTGTTTGGAAGCTCGTAGTTTAGGTTGCCTCCTGTGTTTGCGTTATCTTCTCCGGTATCTATTATAGCATCGGCGCCGCCAGTGAATCCGGTTGCCCTTAAGTTTCCAGAGCTGTCATCTGTGATAGTTCCATTACCTAATACGCCACCAGCCCCTTGTACTATATCAATCGTATCGGCGCCGTTAGCGCTCGTGGTGCCGCCGTAAACAGTTCCAAAAGGAGAGTCATCTAAAGCGTCCTGAAGAATATCACGGGTAACCGTGAGTGAGCCTTTAACCTGCACAAGTATGGTTGGATAACCTGAGAAATCAGTAGACGCTGTTGTAAAAAAGATTGCTATGTTTTGAACAACTCCATCATTTCTTAAAAACGGTATATCAAAGGCTTGAACGGATGATGATGGAGGATTATTGAGAAGTCCAATAGTACCTGTCGCTTTTACAGCCGGTGACAATACTGCGTAATAAAGCGGAAAGCGCCCTCTTGTCGCTAGTGTCTCTGGATAAAGAGCAAAATCAAATGATTGATCTTGGAAAAACGGATCATTGATAGAACGACCTGCCGTCTGAATAACTTGATAGTTCTTCTGGTAGTTGCCGATTGCGTTGTGGGCTATTGTTCCCGACAATCTTGTGCCGGCAGAAGCAGTTGTCATTAAGATATTCTTAATATTAACCGCACGTTTTGCCGTTTCATCTCTGAACCTCTGGGCTGTTGGTAGATCAGCCAACCATCCTAGGGGTGCAGAGCCGGCTGGAGAGTCCGCAAACGGATAGTTTGGCGGAACTATGCCTAATGCTCCAACCGCACCAGACGGTATCTCAGCGCTTCCAGTGTCTAGTCCCAGAGTTAGGCGGAAGCCTTCTGCTCTGTTTTCGCGAGTGTCAGTGCCGGCATTCAACTCTGTATGTCGATAATATCTTCCGCCAACAAACTTCTCTGTGAATGGACCCTGCAATGGAGTATCTGTATTATTAACAAAGTCATTGTGTAAGTTTGTGACAGTTACGCCTGACTTATATCCTGCGGATACTACTGAGTTGTATCCTGTTGTAACAGAAGAGCTATATAAGCTAAACGGGGCATACATATTGCCATCAAATTTTAACTTATCGTTGTCGCCTCTGTTGATTGACGGGTTCAATCCAAAGCCAAGTCTTTGCTTGGCTTCCGGAGAGTATACGTCTGGTGTATCAATCAACTCTTCCACATCCGTATCAAAGGACAACATAATATTTTTTGGAATATTAGATGTCGCTACAAGAGGACCATAAGGCTGTGTGGCTGCGAAAGCAAAATCAGGCTTGTTGCTTTGATGTCGTGATGTACCAGCGAGTGCCGTCTGCGCTTGTACAGACAGCTTAACTGGTGATCCAATCCTTCTGTTATAACCAGAACGTACTGCGTCTAGAATGCCAGTTCTATCTGAGGATGTCGATTCTTTGCGATATCTTTGCCATGGTAGATTAGCATTTTCTTGATCTGCTGATTCATCCGGGGAGTGTAAGAACTTCCACCTTTTAGTTTGAAGATAGTTGGATGACCCAACCTGTCTCTTTGTCAATTTGGTGGCAGAGTTTATCCCAGAGCCTGCTGCTAAATCATGATGACTAGAATCTGATGGATACTCCCCATTAGGTGTATCAACAATCCCAGATACATCTGTTGCTCCCTTTTTCTCAAGGAAAGGAAATATATTTCTGTATTTTGATCTCTCTAGAATGTGGTTTTCTATAATAGTTTTTATATTATCGGAGAAATCGGCTGATGCTGGGACAAGCTGACCGAGCATCACAGACAAAGAAGAGTCAAACCACTTATAGAACTCATAGAACTTGTCAAAGTCTAGTTCATCGTTGCCTACCTTTTCAAAGAACTTCTGGCGCATAAACTTAAGTTGTTTATACTCGGGACGGAACCTTTCAACGGGATCTCCTATTAAGTTGTGAAGATCTTTAAGGTTTGCAAAGTAGTTGATAATCTCCTCAGAGATCGTCTGATACATGCTCTTTTCAAAAGCAAAGTAATAGTTTATCGGTCTTGACTCAGTTGTAAAGACATCTTGGTCTTCGGTTGATAGAACCTTAACCATATCCTCTGATTGCATGTTCTCTGGTAGATTAAGTTTAGAAGATACAACATAATCTTTATCTATTGCTGTGGTGGAGGATGCCTTAAAGAAGTCACCCCTAGCAGTGTGTTGCTTGTTTAGGATATTTCCTAAATCACCAAATCTTGTAAAATCGGCTGACCCAGAACTAATGTCATCAACTACTAGTTGCCCTAGTGCATTAGAACCAGTATTAGTTAAGAACTCCCAGTTAAATGTTAGAGTATCAAACTGTGTTACGTCTCCAAAAGAAGCTGATGGATTAAACGGGAAGGCATAAAGATGAGGCTGCAGTGCTCCATAGTTTTCAGTATCTAGCGAGTGTGCTGCTAAAGCTTCATCTGGAATATAATCAAGCCAATATCTACAAGCATTAACCTTTATATCCGATGTCTCTAACACAGAACCGGTAAAGTTTGTTCTGTGTGCTCCAATATAAAATCTCTTGTTGTCGGTAACGAATGCTGCTGGTGGATTCGTTACAGTTCCAGAAACTGTGAACTGCTCTAGAATCTCTCCCGAATCGGTCTCAACGCCGTGAAGTTCAACAACGTAGTTTGTGTTAGTGCCGTCGACCAAACCTCTTAATGGATATTGTTCTGGCCTTATTCTAACTGAAAGGTTCCAAGTTGTGTTGTTATACACATCCTCATATAAGACAGACGATATTTCCGGCACGGATCCGCCAGCAGTGCCGGTTAATACAAACTTAACATTTGTAGAATCCAACTCATCTCTAACGGCATAAACTTGGAAGTTTGATGCGTCAGATGCAGCCCACGTTGTATCAGATGCTGTATTTACTGCTGTATGAACGCCGAATAGTGATGCGCTTATAGTGTTAGTATTAACATAAACAGTTGAAGATTCGTCCAACTTAAGGGGAAATAGTATGTCTGCTTCCAATGTAGTAGCATACCCATCGGACAAACTTGTGCTAGACGTTACATAGCCAACAGAATTTGCATTTGAAGAATCAGCATAGTTGTATACTGTCGCAGATTTGTTCTCGGCAGTATTAAAGTTAGCAAACTTATCTGCGACGACGACGTTTCTTCTGTTGTTTCGCATTTCATACTGAACGTTGTCAGCATACATGTTAAGTTTTATAAGTTCGTCATCAATACCAAAGCAGCGAATCAAGTTTCTAAACGACTTTACTGTTCCCTTGGATTTGTAAATGTAGTTTAAGTTGTTGTAAATGTTCTGGTAGATAATGTTCTTTGTATCGTGTAAAGACTTTTCGTATACAAGATCTTCACTTCTATCGGCTAGTTTCTCAAGAACATCAGCATCTAAGAAGATCTCTGGTGCCACAAAACCGTATGAGGATAATAGTTTTTCAGCAAATGGTAGTGGCTTATCACTCCCGCTAGGGTATTGAATATTCTTAAGTTGGTTTAAGTTCTCAATCTGAAGATGTAATGTATCAAAGTAACTGGAGATTATTTGCGTTAGATACTTAACATTCTTTGATCCCTCAACATCTTCCTCTGTAATCCATGAAGGAATCGAGTTGTATATGGACGCATTGTTATTAACATCGTGAGCCGATCCAGAGGATTCCAATCCCGAAGATAATGACACCACTTCTGGGTGGAAAGAGTAAATGATAGGATCTTTGAACTCACTTATGGCTGCGTTTGAAAGAACAATCGCGGAACCGGTGTTTCTAGAGTTAGTGGTGTAACCTGTCCAGGCACCATTCGAGAAACGACCAGAGTAATCCAAAACTGAACTATCAGTTGCTGTAACTCCCGTGATTCCTTCGTTAAACTTAAAGTAAACTCCCAAGTCTACATTGGCAGATTCTTCTGTTGTTGTAAACGGCGTTGGATCGGTGTTGACTCCACCTCCAACTTGAGTAAACCAAAAGCGACCTATTTCCTTAGAAGAACGCTGCGTTTTCCAGTATCTAAGTTCGTCTACTGATCCAGATAACTTACCGGCGCCTACTGCTGCTGTTGAGCCGGAAGGCGAAGCAATAAGAGCACCAATGTATGCTCTCAGGCTTGAACTATCCGTATCATCAATGCCGGAAGTCCCAAGAGTGCTTTCATTATTTAAATCTCCATCTACATAGAATCTTGTAGTTACGCCACTTGATGCTGATTTGGCTGTTACAGCATAATGGTGCCAGTTACTATCAGCAACCGATGCTGTTGTAAATGTAGTTGCTGCAATAGATTGCTGGTAGAATCCTGTTGAACCAGAGTAAATCGTAAGAAGAAATGGATCCAAACCATCTGTAGCGCCAGAAAGTTCTAATCTAAACCTAACATAATCAGCAGAAGATGAGTTTTCGCCATTCCAAAGATCGAAGAGAACTTCTTTTTCTGTGGAACTGGTGATAAAACTGGCTTTATTGAGCCAGAACTCCAAGGAAGCACCTTGGGTTGCTAAATCAATCTCTAAGTTTGAGACTCTGTTTTTATCTGGCTCGTAATAGTTAGAACCTGTGAACTGTGTAGAAAGCGGTGTGGAACCATTTGGATTAGGGTTCGGACCACCTTTTACATAAATGTATTCTAAATCTCCAGATAATCCATACCCATCAGCGGTGGAAGCTTGTGTTCCCCAACCATCTGCTGAGATGATCGCATACCCGTTTGTTCTAGGGTATAGGTTGTCATAGATATGTAAATCAATGTAAGTAGATTCGTTTTGCCACTCAAGGCGCTCTCTTAATGAGCCATCGTATGGATATTCATTATATATTCTTTTAATGGCTTGATCATAGTATTCGACAGCCGAGCCATAACGAGCAAAGTTAGCAGGATCAGAAAAGTCTACCCTAGGGATATACCTTTCTTCCTCGATAATGTCTTGTACGTGATATTCAGCCGACTCTACTTGAGAGCCGATTTCTTCCGCTGTTTTACCTGACAGAGACTTTATGTCTTCTGTTATCTCAAAATACTTTTTTAAGCTCATACTTTAACTATTCTTCAACTCTAAATTTGAACGTTTGAGGTTGCTCTTGCCAAGAATTAATGCTGTCATTATAATAAGATAATCTTATCTCATACATATAGTCTGCTTCCAAAAGAGACATATCTAAATCAAAGTAGTTGCCTTCTTTGTCGTAGGATAAGTAAGTGCTGTAATCCGAACCAGTTCCATAAGGGACTGCTGACAGATTATCTGTTACGCGATATACGCCGTATGAAGCGCTCTCAATAACATCAGTTGGATTGTTTGCGGTCGCAACTGTATAAATCGTTGGAGACCAGTTCCTATCGCGAACAAAGAACCTAAATCTTGCTGTATCTTGTCTCGAATACTTCTTTTTAAGATTTCTACAAGATGTAATCCTATTGAATGTTGGGGCACTATCGTAAGTTGGCATCAACTCTGGATAGAATGAGCCAGTAAAGAACTCTACTCCCCCGGAGTGCCATACATCGTGTATCTCTTGAAGGGGTGTAGAAGCCGCCGTAAGAGCTACATCACAAGAATAGATGCCGGCACTCACATAACTTGCCGTAGCGTTTGTATCGCCGGCAGAGACCGTGCTCCCTCCTGCTGATAATGCGATTGCTGATCCGGTTGGTGTTCCAAAAGAACTTGAGTAGAAAGATACTGATAAATCTCCTGTGCCAACTGATGGGAGGTTTCTCAACCCACCTCTTACATAGTTGTAGAAATACAGGCTATTTAAGTTAAATTCTGCTGGCGCGCGGGAAGAAGAGAAATAGAAGTTCTCTCTGTCATCTTGGACACGCGAGTCCCAGCGCGCTTCCAAAACAGGACGCTTAAAAAAGAACTCGCTCGATCGAGCAAAGAACTTCTTTGTGTAATATGATTGAGTTGCCCCGACAGTGTTCTGGATTACCGGGCCCACGTCGGCGCCCGTGGAGGATGAAAAATAAGCTTCCTGAGATGCTGTTAGGCGAATCCCAAAACCGTAGTTATTAGCAAAAGCTGGGTCAGCGCCAGAGATCCACTTTTCTACTACATCGCTAACATCCACTTCTAGATTTTCATAACCCTGCGGAAAGCTAACATTATAGTTTGAGGCGGTTCTGTAGTCACCTCCAACATCTGTCCAAGATGTAGAACTATCAGATTTTATCCAATTAGATACTCCTAGGTCTTTATACTCGTCCATATCAAGTCCAGTACCCTCAGACCATGATCGAGACACTGGTGCTACCACCAAATTAAAATCCTGTGGTAGCGTAAATGGATGCTCTGCGTTGGACATCTTTAAAAAGAATGAAACTGAACCAGATGCTGGTATTGTGCCTGCTGTGCGATCGGTAGAAACCTTGGAAACTGGGAACTCAATCAATATTCTGGATAGTTCCTGTGATTGTCCGGTTGAACCAGATTCTTGTCCGTAAATAGAAAACACTTCTAGAGAATCGGCATAACCCATATTGGAGCCAGAACCTCTAGTTACAAGATTGGCTTCATAAGCATTTGTAATTGTATTATCTGCGCTAGCAGTATATCTTAAAATAGCCATTATCTAATAGCTCCCTTAATATCAATGTTGGCAAACTTAAGTTCAAACACGGCATTGTTCTTGCCTTCTATTCTTCTGCCATCTGCTGATAGGTTATCTGTAAAGTTAAATGATGTGCTCGCATAAGATGCACCGTTCTTCCCAACGATTTCCAAATCAACAACATCAATAATCCCATTCACCTTTTGAAGAACTTTATAGAAATCTGTTATTAGAATAGACTCGCCTATATCATACTGATTCTTTATTAGAAAATCTCTAATCGCGTTGTTTGCTCGGCTAATAACAGTATATCGGTTGGTGTTTAGATCTATCGCAACGGAATAGTTAATCCCAAAGTTTACTATCTCCGCATCCAATATATCAATAGTATCATTAACTACCTTATATTGTATAAGCCAGTTTTTTAAGTTGTTTTTAAGTGTTGTGTTGGCAGGTAGCAACTTTCCACTAGTGTTTTGTGATATAACATAGATGTTAAGATTTCTCTTAAACTCATCAAAGTCTCTAACTACAGCTGCTCTTTTAATAGAACCAAACTTGGCTGGCATTCCATAACAAATGGACTGGTAATCTTGGATTGTGACTGCTCTATTTTGAGTTGCGTAAAATCCAAATACTCTTTGTTTAACCTCTGATGTGGAAGGTAGCGAGACATCACCAACAAAAGGCTCCTCGTTTAGCACTTCCAGAGATGATACAACACCATTTCTTAATGCCTGCGATAGTGACCCTTGCGAGGCAAACCTAAATATAGGACGATCAACACCGACTATGGTGTTTTCAGCAGCATTAACATCATTTGTTAAGTTGACTCTATAACCTATTCTTAGGGATGTATCTGCTGGTGCGATTCCAAACTTATCGGTGCTTATAAGTTTTGTTGGATCAAAATCCAAGTCAGTTATATAAGTTCTGCCATTCAAATCCAAAACAAGATTGCTAGGATCCGCTACCGAGTTGGACAACAACTCCGAATCAGAACCATACCCAAACTGTAAGTATGTTTTGTTTCCTTCTCTTTCGACTGTAAACCTTCTGGCAACCGGAACTGCTTTGAGAATGTTTCTAACAGTAGAATTAGTTGATGTGTTCGTATTTCTTATTGCCTTGTATACAACGTTTTGAGATAGGTGATCTACTTCAACGTATTCGTGACCTTCTGTATCAGTAACAGAGAGCACTTCTGCTACTCTACTGTTTTCTAGATCTACACGTAAGAATCTCTGGAACTGTCCTACCGTGGTCTCTTTAAACAAGGTTCGTCCTGAAACTGCTCTACCTTGTGATCGAATCACATAGTTTGTTGGGTTTCCGGTTGTAGAATCAACAGTTCCAACGACAACTTGGTTTGTAGAGACAGCGAAGTCAACATCTTCTAGTAAAGTATACAAACCTCCACCAGTTGAAGAGAAAATGGATCCAGCCCGTAACACCGGAGCATAGTCTAGATTTGGACCAGCAGTGTTATTATCAGACGGCACTTGGACATAAAAAGTAAGCAAGCCATAAGATGAGGGGCTAGTGTTTAGTTTGAACCCCATCTGGCGCGCAAGGCGCACTACATTATTATATTCGATCGATGTTTCTAAGAAGGACTCGTTTGTTTGATAATCTAGATAAAAAGATAAGATGTCGCCAATATACGAAACCGTATCCAACATCAATGAACCAAAAGATGCCTTGTTGAAATCTTTATAGTTATCGGGGTAATATCTTTTAGCGTAGTTCTCTAAATCCCTACGAATAGAATCAAAGTCGCGACTTGTGTAATCGATTGGTTGTAGTTTCTTAGGCATAGTTTACTTCTCTAAATAGGTTGGTCGACATCAATTTGCAGTGCTGTTGAACGTTGGAGTGGCAATATTGTAAATAATATTGAAACAGATAAGTTATGTGGAAATATATCTGGATTGTCTTCTGGTATCTGAAACCGTATATCATCAATGCGAATGTATCTTAAGTATCTCTGAGTTTGCTCTCTTATTCTTGAAGATATATTAGAGTATGTATTACTATCATTTAACTCAAATAAATATCTGCGCAAACCTACGCCAAAGTTTGGATCCATTATTCTTTCACCCGGGATGGTAAGAATAAGCATTTTTAGATTCTGCTTTGCTAAATCTTCAAAATTTGTATTTAAGTTATATGGGCCAAATACTTCACTTACAGTTAATGGAAGTTTTGGCGAAAGTCCGGACGGCATTTATCCTCTCCTAAGTTTGTTCCTCAGTATCCCCACATGGAGATTCTTCGGTAACTGGGTCTACTTGATCACTACACTCGTTTTCGTTAGCATTTTGGGCGCTAGCATCAACAACATTTTGCGTTTGGTTTGTAATATCATTTTTAAGTAGTTCCAATAGCAAATAAATCAATCCCAGAGGACTCGGCGGCATCATTAGCATTCCAGATACAGTGCCTGTAAAATCTACACCATCTATCGATATTCGCGGGAAGAAGTTCTCTGGTATCTCTGCCTGAGTGCCTTCGACGCCTTCGAGTCCAGCATTCATTCCATTCTCGACCAAGCAGAAAAGAATTGATAATAGATCTTCGCCTGTTAAGTTTGGCTCAATAGGTATAAGAAGATTTTCTGTGGCTGCAGTTATTTGTTCATTGGCAGTTCTTACAGCAGGATCTATTGCGGCTGCTAGTTCATTGAAAGCAAATCCCGTTCCGGTCTTAATCACTTTGGATATCGCAACGTGTGGATCGATCAGTTCTGTGAGTCCCTTCAAAATGTCAATCGGTGTCTTAATAATCATCTTGAGAATAAAGTCTCTTGCTGCCGAGTTAAAGGCAGCATTCTGATCTTGTCCGGTTGAACTTGCTACTGCCGCGTTGGAGGCAGGTCTAGATAAGTCTGGTGTTGAATCAAAGTTATTATCATTTGCGATCGTAGATAATAATATGCTTAATACCCTATCTTTTGGCGCGACAAAAGCGTTGTTAATGCCTTGAAAATACTCTGATGTAAGATAAAAGTTATGTATTAAGGGTATTAAAGATATTGTATCTGAATCAAATGTAGTTGAGAAGAACCTATCAAAGTTTTGATCATTAAGAATAAAACTTATATCATCATCTTTATAATCAATCCCGAGAGTCTTAATAAGATGTTCTTGTGTGGATACAGCAGTAGAAACAGCTTCTTGTCTTAAATCTAACTCTTGATTAAGAACAAACAACAGGTTCTCGACGCGAGTGGGTGTCCATCGTCCTAATCTTCCATCTAACGGAAATCGGCGGCTGGGACCCGGGGGATTGGGGAAAACATCATAGGAAAAATCTCCAAGAAGGACCTGATATATTAAGATTAGGTTTCGAACTGTATAAGTTCGAACGTCATCTGGGGGTTGGACTAACTCGCTCCAAAAGAATCTCTCGGCATCTGCGCGTGCGTATGAGAGGAAGTTTGTCAAGTCAGTTGTCTGAAAATTTAAGTCTGTATACCATTGATCTATATTAAACTCTGGGAATATTTGCTGCTTAAAGTCTAGCGGAGTATTGCTAAATAAGTCTGCTGCTCTCTGGATTGTCCGATTTGAATCTTCCAACAACTCCAACCATAACTCACGACGCGAAGAGTTGGCATTACCTAGGTTTCCTTTTGTGAGAGGATCTGGATGAGGTTCATCTGGCTGGAAACTAAAACCGGGGCCTCCATTTCCAGCGTCAGATAAAGGCAATCCTAACTCGCTATGTAGTTCATTTATGCTGCTGATTGCGGCATTGCGATCTATGGGATTTTCACCGATATAATAAGTTGTCATAATAAACCCCTACGATGGTATAGATGGTAAACCACCCACAGGGATCCCTCCGCTTGTCTGTTGGTTATCTGATGAAACAGGAGCAAACCCTTCGTTTCTGTACCCTAAATCTAACAATCTATAAACATTTGTCCCTCGTTTAAACCATAACTTAAAATAACGGCGTCCTGTGATGTCTTCTTCGCTGACTACCTCGGAAAACCCAGAATCATTATCGGTTTGTTGTGTTTCATCTAAAGTTCCCTTAACTTGCCATCCATATCTTATTACTGGATTTGCTGCTCCTCCGAGTAATATAGCAACCCCGGGTATTGCTTCTGTTAAAACAGCATTCGGATAATCTGACTGAATGAGGTTTCTGGCTGTGTTAAGTGCCCAATACTCATCCTCTGTGGATGTGCTAGATATATGAACAAAGATTCTATTTGTATTTGTATTCTCGATCACTGTTTCATTAACGTATCTTTGTTGTACTTGCGTTAATGGATTTTGCTGACTTGGATATATAACATTCCCAAAATCAGATGCGGAAACGGGCAGAGGATCTAGATTTCTATCTTGTCTTTCAGAGGTTAATAGATTCTCATATTGTTCTTCCGCAACTGCCGCGGCATTTTCTCCCGAAAGTTTCATTGTCATCATCAAGCCAGTTTCTGGAATATTTAGGACCTCTATTGATGATGGAGTCAGTTGAGACAGCGCGCTAGAAATCGCAGCAGGATCATCGTTCCCAACTGTTATTCCCGGGAGAGTTCTCAATATAGACTCATTAAACGACATTTGATTTGTATTCGGGAGCGCTTTTCGCAACGCATTATTGATTGCTTGCCTGCTTCTATCAATCCTATCTGTTATTAGGAAGTCCAGTATCTCATCAAACCCAAAGAAGGTATCTTCATCTGTTACCGAAAACTGTGTGCCGGCAGGGATTGCGACGGAACCATCGAGATATAGTATACCTCCCCTATTAACAACAACTGATCTTTGCGACTTTAAGTTGAAATAGGAAGTTAAATCCATTCGTATTCTATTTTCTGCTGATGGCTCAATATTATCAAAGTAAGTTAATAGCGATTGTAATATTTGCGATCTTATAAAAGTGAACACAAAACTGTTTCTGTCAAGAATGTTGTCGATGTTATATGCCGACATAACAAAGATATTCTTGATGATAGTTTCTGCTATGTGTATTTGAACCATTAGCAGATACATTCCATACTTTATAACATTTCTAACCTTTGAACTTAATGGAACGTCCTCGCCGCTACAAGCTGATTCTTTATATTCCTCAATCATTTGATTGATGATACCTTGGATATCTAGAAAATCTCCTAGTTCATCAGGAGGGCAGTTATCTGTTTGGCTAAAAAAGTTTAAGGATTGTAATGTTGCTGCGTCAAATATTCCGTTGTCCAAGATATATTCAAAGGCGTTCTCTACCAACTGTCCGTATACTCTCGGGAAGTCACTGTAATAGACTTCTTTATCCATATCTAGAGTTTGCTCGCTAAGAGAATCTAGGAACGGTTGGGCAAACTTCTGTGCGAAAACATTTACATTCTCTAAAACATCTTCCTGTGGTTCTGAGGTATCCCATTCTGCTGCTGTCGCAAACTTTTCACCTCCTAGGATTTCATCTTCCGCATTGTTTTGATAGAACCGATCCAGATTGAAATCTATTTTTAACTGTGAGTCGTTTTGTGTTTCTCCTCTGGCTGGGTATATCAAGGAAAGACTATTTGGAGTTCTCGTTATCGGCTCAATATCGCGGGCAAGACCGGATTGTGCTTCGTCTTGTGCTACATCTGATACCTCTTCATCCTCAATATCTGTAATACTCTGAAATATATCCTCCTCATCCGGATTAGGACCAGAATCTATGTCGGATTGTGCTTCAAAAAACGGAATGGTGCCAGAGTCACCACCGATAACTGGCAGTGTCGATTGCGCATCGGGGCTAGGTCCTGAACCAATCAGAGACTGTTCTTGATAAAATGGAATATCAGTAGGATTATCAAACTTAAATAATAGCTCTAAATCTTCATAATCTTGATTAGCACCTTCAACTCCTTGAACTGTGATTCTAGAACTATAAAATTTTTGTGTCGTGGTTGACAACTCAGTGGCATTATAACTGAATGTGTCTGGCTGTATGTAATCTCTAAACCTGTTTATGAACTCTTGGTTAAACTTGTATGTTGTAAATACCGGGTTGGCAGCTGCCTGTGGATCATTTAGTTGTTCTAGTTTGTTTGCTATTCCGGTGATTCCATTTGTAAACTCAGGATCATTTAACGTATCCGACAATATCCCGAGAACTGCGGCGCCACCGTCTTCCAAAGTATTTAGGTCAAATCCTAAGGCACTTGATAGATCTACGGGGCAGTTGTCTAAATCTATTGTATTACCTACTCCTTCGAGAGCAGTTATAATCGCTGTCAAGAAGTCCAAGTTGATAGCAGAACCAGAAGGTTCAATGCCTGCGTTCACGAAAGAGTCCAGAACCGGTGACTGGTTTTGTAAAACCGGTTCCAACAAAATCTCTTTTGCCGAATCTGCTGATGATATAAACTGTAACTGAACTGTTTCTGCCAAAACATTGAACGTCTCGGGGATTGACTTAGAGATTGTTGGGTCAACAAACTCACTATCCGGACACTCTAAATCAAAATTCGGAGGATTAACCGTTAGACCATTCTCAATAAGATCCAAAAGTTCTTGTAGATTTTCGTCTGCTAAATCTCCCTCATTCAAGCAAACATTATCTTGGTTTATCTCATAAAGTTCATTTGCTATTTGATTACATAAAGATGTCGCATCTACAACTGCTGATAAATCAGCAAAAAAGCCAAGTATATCTGATGTTGAGTTAAGGTTATTTCTTACAACATCCAATGAGTAGTCTTGGTTGAACTCTAAAATGTTGTCCAATAAGCTGTCCGGTGCGTCTTCACGATTAAGAAGAAGGATGCATATATCGATTGAACTTAATATAACCGATAGATCACTTAAATATTGTAATATTTGTTCGTTTGACAGCCCATTTTTGCTTGATAACTGGTCTAGTTGAGAACCGGCACCAACAGTAGGAAGCAAACTGTTCTCCGGATTAGGATTATTATCTATAAAATCAACTAAGTCATTGGCGCCATAGTCTGAGGATCTTGGAGTATTTAAATTACAGTTCTCTCTTAGTAGTTCAGCAACCTTCTTAATAACTTCCAGTACAGTTTGCTGGATTGTGTCGATGATCGTCTTTTCTATCTCTTTCCACAGGTCCCCAGAAATAGTAAAAGGCTTAAACATTTCCAGATCAATACTTGGTTGATTGATTGGAGATGATTTTGGCTTATCGGGAGGGTAGTATATGGATGATGAGGACCTAACTAGCGCATTCTGCACAGCCTTATTGATTCTGCCTAACTCTACATTCATGCCAAATGTCATACATATAAAAGCTTCTTTGGCTAGTTCATCTATTCCCAGTTGTCTAAAAAGATATTTAAGCTCCGGGTTTTGATCCATAAAACCAAAAGGACCGTCTTCTAGAACTCTTCCTATTACCTTAGTTACCTCAACACCGGTATTTAATACTTTAGCCTTCTGGGCTGCTGCCACTCTCTTATAAACGTCTGGATTATCCGCTACTTCTTGTTTTAGTTTTTGTAGTTCATCTGTATCAAAGTAATCTTTAAAGCTTTTTTCTAATGAATCAACATTGTTGACATCTATGAGACCATATTCATTAGCTACTTTTAGTAGTATATTGTCTAGTTCCTTCTTAGGTTGCGGATTAAAGTTGTCGAAAACGGTGCCGGGGGGACGGTTAAGAGAATCTTTTACCGTATCATCGTCCAAGAAATCAAAAAATGAATAACTTGTTCCTGAGTTGTTCGCGCCCTGAATGGATGTTAAGACATTCCGGTAGTTTCTTAGGAGCGCTAATGTGAGTGGATCCTGTAAGAGTTTGTTATATTTAACGATTGAGAAGTAGCCTATCTTGAGTGGCTCGCTTTGAATCGATTTTTCTATCAAAAGATAGTTTATTCCAGATATTGCTATCTTTCCGTTCTTCTTGCCGAACAAAAGAGTTAAAGTATCTGCTTCCGAAAAGTCATAACTTGGAGACTGGATCCGCAACTGTCTTGTAAGCTCTGTTACTAGCAGGTTGAGTATCTTTGTCGCGGCGATACTCATGTACCCAAAGTCAACATTTAAGTCTATTTGACCCTCAAAACCTTTATACTGAGAATCAAAAGTCTTTAGTCCATTATTTAAAAGCTTGTTCTCAGTACCGATTGTCCCTACCGTGAGCGTCGTCTCAGCAATAGAACTTCCTATACCTTCTCTCTCATTAAAGAAATCTAAGTTAGGCTCATAGAACGGCATCTTGCTGTCAGATTCTAGTTCTTCTCTTTTACTGTCGAAGTCATACCTAAGGTTTAATACAACAACGATTTTTGGACCAGGGGGGCTCGTTTCATAGCTCGTGTCAACCCTGACCAGATTCTTTAACTCATCTTTTATTTCAGAAGCAACATCTATGATACTAATATCACAACTAGGCTTATTAGAGTTTGGATCGCAGTTAGTCTGGAAATACTGAACATCAAATAAGTATGAATAAAACTCTGGCAAGTATGAGGTTATGAACTCTTGGACAGCAGCCTCCTTTATTCCATCATCCAATGGAGCAAGAGGAAGAAGATCCTTACTAACTTTAATCTTGACTTTGTAAAGTCCGCTTTCTTTTTCATAGAACGGAACATTAAAAGTGCTATTTTTATACATAACCATAATATATTTAATTTGTGCTATTATATTTGCTTAATATAAATAGACCCTTATCATTTTCTGTGGCCTCTGCTCCTGCGGGAGTATCTAAATAGTTTTGTTTGATGCCGCTCATCTTTTGCATGTGTAGCATTAACTGTACCTCTACATTGGTGAGAGTATTGATTAGAGCCTCTGTGCCCTTCGGTAATAGATTTTCAAAGTCAGGTGATGTCAGTTGTCCATAAAAAGGCGAACGGTGCGTGTGCGTCAGTAGAGCCTGCGTTAGGGTCCTGTTGTATTCAAGGAAGTTTTTGAAAAGCTCTCTTAAATCGTGAATAGCATCAATCGTCTCAGTTAAGCATCTCTGAAGGTTCGCTCCCTTTACCATTGGTTGTAGATCCGAATCATCATTCATCGCGATTAGATCTATACCATAAGCCTGGGTGGATGCGTTTGTTAAGTCTCCACCTTGAGAATTTTCCTTATCCGTTCTGGTTACTAGTTTTATATTTTCGCGTGCGACAAACCTTAATGTATCTGCTTTCAAAGCCACCGTGCTGCGAGGACTATCTCCGGTGGTATTACCGACTGTGCCCTCTGGGAGTCCGAAATATGAATCTACATTTGCTTTCTGTGAAATATAGATGCGTGCAGCATCAAGCTTAAAGTTAGGATCGACATTTATAAGTTTTCCCTTATTGTCTCTATGGACTGCTCTATAACCTAATCTGCCTGCAACCATATCAATAGAAGCACAGTGAGTATCTTTTGAGCCACCATATCCTGATAATATGTTGCTTGGCCTGTCTAAGCCGAGAACTATAAAAGAGTTTCCTTTATTGACAACCTTCTCTTCTTTAACAGAAATGTATACCGGAACGTCGAAGTTGCGTCTTGTTCCTTTTCCAAATCCAAAATACTGTGCTTTTCCTTCTTCTGTCAGCGAGTCATAAGTGGCCCGATCGGATTTGGGAATGAGGTTTTCATTAATTGCTGGGTTTTTCTTGTTTGCCATAGGTTATGTTAGATTGTTGGGGTTGTCCCAGTGATAGCGGCGTATTCTTTCGATAAGCGAGGAGCATATTTTTTAACATTTGCTGGACCATTGTAGAGGCTAGCCAGTTTTTCCCAATCCTTCTTTTTGGCTGCTGTCTTTGCGCCGGGAGAACCTTTAAACCACGTCAGAAGTAACTCATATGAAACACCTTCTGGATCAGACTTAAAGCGAGCTAGCTCACCTTCTGGATTTGAGCGATATCCTTCAAAGTTATATCCCAGTACCTGATACAACCCAAACGATGTAGAATACATTGCTAGTGGGGCGTTAACTGCATATGCGCGGTCGAATGCGTTTTTATTTGTCTCGCTAGCAACGAGTGAAAAAGGTACTTTGTTATTACGAGTGAATGGGATTTTAGATAGTTCCGTATTACTTACGCCGAACTCTGCTGCCTTCTCATAAAATTTGTGAGGCTCAAATCTGATTGCTGACGCAGAGCCACCGGATTCTACTGCTTCGATAGCTTGAATAACCGCCGATTCTACACCCAGAGCATCCGCAGCTGCCTGTTGGGCTTCGGTCGGAGGTCCGGGTTTTGACTTTGCAACATAGTTGGAATTTGCACCGTCACCCAAAGGAGCCGGTATACCCTTCCTAAACGCTTCGTTTATCGCTTCTGACGCAATATTCTCGATTTGAATCGGTCCACCAACCTTTCTAACTATTCTTGGATTAAAAAGGTTATTTATGTCTTCATATTTAACCGCTACCAGAGTTCCTAACTCCAAAGGTAAGTTTTGTGTTCCTTCTACGTCGGAATAAATGTCTGGATATGTTATCAATACCGGATCGTTAAAAGATTTTGGAGCAGGACGACATTCAAGCTCGGGAATATATACTTTATAAGCAAAAGAAGCATATTTTTTTGGATTTTCTTCTGGTTTTTCATCATCACCGGTTTCATTTATCTTATATACAAACTCCTCAAACATTGCTGTTCTGTTTTTGTATGACGGATATGCCACGGGACGATAGCTTACAATCACTCCATTAAGTTCTGCGACGTTATCGAGTGTGTCTTTTCCAAAGACTTTTTCCACAGCAAAGCGCAGGAAGGTGGTAGCACCGGTTCTCCGTCTATCGCCAGAGTCTCCGGAACTATTATCTTCTAGATTATTAAGAGAGCCATAAGGCAAGTCAGATAACTTTATTTCAGCCATCTTCTTTATTCTCGTTTAGAATATCAAACAGCTGTTCTTTGTCGTCTTCTGTGAGACCTACTTGATTTGTCTTTTGTCTTTGAAGGATGGCGGCAAGCTTTACAAGCTGCTCGTTGGACCTTTGAAGGTTTTCTACATACTTAGCCGCGATAGGTCCCATCTCTCTTCTATCGGCGGTAGAGGCTTTCATATCGGTCATAACATCTATCAGTAATGATTTAGCCATAGCCCGATCCTCTTCAATGTTAGTTGTTGTTTTCTCTATATAAGTCTCTAAACTTAAATCTCGCTGTTTTCCCATTTTACTTTAAACGTCCTATATCTCTTACGAAGTTTATTAAGATTATTGACTACCTGTTTGGTATTCAATCCAGTAAGTTCGCGAAGGTATAAGTAAATAGCCTTTTTGTTGAAAATTTCTATTTGTTCAGCAGAGTCTAAAAGAATACGAACAGCCATGAGAACTTTTTTCTCGTTTTCTTTGATCATGAAAGAGTCCCAAGTATCGATCTCTGTATTAAGAGATCTCCAAAACTCTATCTCTGATCGCTTCTCATAATAGGTTGGTTCGTCTGATATTAAATCTTCGTCCAACTCATTTAAAATATCCTCCATAAACACCTCAGTTCTAAGGCGCTTCTTTGTTCTCTTGATCTTATGAATAAACCAGTTTTTAGTTACAACCGAGAAATATGAAAAAGCTTTTGAGCCTTTATTTGGATCATACTTGTTTAGTATAGTTGTAAGCCAGACCTTGCAGTCTGATCTTAGATAATCAATATTCGGCAGTGTTGTGAAACGATAAGTATAAATAATCTTATCGACCATCTGTTCAAAGGCAGGCTGTATATACTCTTCGTATAACTTGGACCTTAGTTCATAGTCTGTTGTCGATGCGTATTTAACTATCGCGTCTTCGTGGACCTGCGTAAAGTAATGATTTTTCTTGCTCTTCTTCCTCGGCATTTAGTGCTTCCTCTAGCTCTTGTTCTAACTCTTCATCTATTGTGTGTTCGAATATCTCTCTAAAGTTTGAGATCTCATCGTTAACTTCTCTGATTCTTGTAATAAGTTCTTGTATCACAGGTTCTCCGTGATACGAGTTCATACTATACATATCCTTGGAAAATACTTGGAATGCTTTTGTAGTCAAAAACAAATCAGATAAGTTCTCAGAAATAAAGATAAACTTACGCAACAATCTAGCCACATACCACAGTAGCAAAGCATTGGCGATTAGAGAGCTTGTTAAGATTATATACGTGAGCATCAACGACCCTTGTCCAAATCGTCTCTCTGTTGACGTAAGGCTTTGCGAGAGTCCTTTATGAACTCTTCTGTGGTGGCGCCAACCTTTTTCTTCACTACCGATTTCTTGCCTGTGCTAAACCTTGTTAAAAGTTTTACCAAAGTGCTTCCAGAATCACATTTTGGACATGCTGATTCTATCTCACACGATGGGTGATTTATTGTAGATACTTCTTCACAGGCTGTGCATCGGTATTGATATCTTGGCATTAACGCCTTTTCTCTAGAGCCTTAAGGCGTCTGTCGATGTCGCCCAAGTGCTTTTCAAGATCTCGCGCTTGCTGACGGACCGCGGTTCGAACAACCTCATCGATTAGTTCTCTTGCCTGTCCCTCTGTTAAATATCTTGCCTCTGTAGTCTTCTTAAGCATTTTATTATCCTTCCTCGTTTAGTTCGACTGTATCAAAGTTAATCGTTGGTGGATTAGTTACCACCAATTCTGATTGAGATGGATCTTCTGGATTTACTTGAAGGTTCATCTCTCGTAAGACAGGAACAATATCAGTTTGTTCCATTAATGATCTTTGGAGAGCCATCATTAGGGCTCCTACTGCTTGATTTGATAATCTCATTTTATTCTCCTTGTTTATTAAAACAATCATATATTGATTGGGTTGGGTCTATTTTAGCTGTCCATCCGATGTTTTTTAATTTAGTTATATCCGCTTTGGAAGTTAGAATATCTCCATCTCGTGGAGGAGTATTTATAAATTCAGCTTTATTATTAATAACATTTATAATATCTTTTATTTGATTTAAAGAAATGGTTGTTCCAGTTCCAACATCATAAAACTCTCCATTAAATTTCTTATCATAATTCATACAAAAGATGTTTGCGTCAATTATGTCTGCAACATTAATAAAATCCCTACTCTGTTCTCCATCTCCATCAATTTTTAAAGGTAACCCCCTTTTAATCATTTCTATCCAAGCACTTATGACAGTTGAATAGGAACCGCTATATTCCTGATCAGCAGAAAAAACATTATAGTAACGTAATGACACGGTGTCTAATTTGTATAAATCTGAATAGAGTTTGCATTCCTGCTCACAAATTAGCTTATGAAGACCATAAGGAGAAGTGGGTCCTTTACCATTTCCGACTGCTGCAGCTGACGAGCTAAATATAACTCTTTTTACATGGTGATTATAAGCCCACTCCAGAAGAATTGAGGTGGCATATGCATTTTGTCTAAATGTGTAGCTTGGATTACGAACTGAATATTCAACACTTGGAAGAGCAGCCATATGAAAAACATAATCATAATCTTTATCAGGAAGGCAGCTGATTAAGTCTTCTCCATCCTTTAAGTCAATTCCGGTAACGTTATGACCTAGATCGAGAAGGTGCGCGCACAACTTTGAACCTATATAGCCCTTATGCCCTGTTATTAACGTTTTCATAGCTATAGAATATTTGTATTTCTGAGTTGCTGTAGACAACTCTCCCAGTTTTCAAACATGATTCCCTTATCATCAATATAACATACAGCACGGGGTTTCTCGGCGGTCACCTTACTGATATACTGACTAAGGTTGTGCTTTTTTAGCCACTCCCAAACCAGTTCTGTGCCTGTTTTCCCATTCACTAAACCGCGATCTTTTCGAGCTTTACAGGTATAAACTATTAAAGTATACTTATCAGACAACTCTTTTAGAGCAGTGCGCACACCCTCAACTGGCTGATCATATATTGTTCCATCGTAGAATCCCTTGGAACACTGGTGAATTACTTTATCAAAATCAACTCCGATATTAATTTTTTCATCGGGGTAGCTATGTTCTCGAATCTCTCCACCTTTCCAGTTTAATTTATCGAGATCGTCCGGTGCGTTGTGTCCAATTGGAGGGCAAATCTTACCCGAACCGTGGGTTAATTGGTAACTTAATAACAAAGTTAAAACTTCGGCGGTATGATAATAATTTGCCCCAAGAACAACTTCTGTAAGTGTTGATATCTCGGCCGGGATGGCGTGTGAGGTAATCATCGCAACTTCCATATTGTTGTCTTGACCCCACTGCAGAGCTTTAATAATATCCATTGACTTACCCGAAGACGAAACTCCTAAAATCAAAGATCTCTTCATTTGGGTTTTAGTTTTTGTTGTTGTTCTGGCAGTAAGCCAGCTAACCATCCATTGTTCAAAGTTTGTATCATTGATAAATGAAGTTGCTACCACCGCCGAGCCGGGACACATAGCATTCTTTGTTCCGTTAGACAACCTCGTCATGTCTACAGCGGCATGGTCAGCAATAGCTAAATTTCCGCCATGGCCTAAAACATATATATCGTCACATCTATTAAACTTTTTTTGTAATTCTTTCCATTCTGGTGTGTTGACAACCGATACAAATCGTTGTCCAATATTTTCAAAATTAAGCATTTCTTATGATCTCCCTATGATATTCAATTATTGCCATCGTATCCATACCTAAACACTTTATACCATAATTAGGATATTTGCCTATCTGTGATTTTACATCTGTAGGGATATGAATCGCTCTTTTTTCAATTGGTAGTATATCATTTATTTTATCAATATACAGCATAAAAAGATTATTATCAAATTCTCCGGGTATTCCCAAGCTCAATGATAGATCGTAAGGACCTACAAGATAATAGTCAAAATTTAACGCTACAATACTAGCTAAGTTTTCAACTCCCTCTTTTGTTTCTATTTGTGGTATCAAAATTGGATCGTCACTTATAAGGCTTCTTTCTCCCCACATATTTTGCCTAACAAGCCCTAAGCCGCGGACGCCGCGCGGAGGGAAACAGGAAAAATCTATGATCTTTTTTGCCTGTTCGGTCGTTTCGACTGTTGAAAATATAAGACCATGTGCGCCAGAGTCAAGATAGTATCTAATCTTTGTCTTATCAATCTCTGTTAGGCGAACAAGACATATCTTGCCAGATAAAGTGGCAACCTGTATACAAGTGATCACCGTCTCATCATTAAATCCACCATGCTCTGTGTCTAACACAACTCCTTCGCAGCCAGAGTTGCATAGTATCTCAGTTATCAAAGGAGAGGGTATTTGTTGCCAAGTTAAAATCATCTAGAATACTCTTCTATCAGGTCCGAACATACGCCGGCAGCTACCTGAAATTCTTCATGACTGTAACTAACTCTTTCAGGCATAACACATATTGATTTTGTTGTTAGAAGATTCCCAGGATAAGTCCAAAGGTACCCTCTCGTAGTTAATGTAACATCGTCCTCCTGATGCCAAAAACAGTGTATTCCCATAAATAACAAATTTTTTAGTGCTTCAATATTCTTAGCATGACACCATAGAGCATTATTATAGAAATAAGTCTTATGTACCTCATATTGAGGCTCATCGTGACCAAGATACCATTTATTATTCTCATACCAGACATCTATCTCAACGTTATAGCCGTTGCTTATAGCCTGTTGGATATAGTCTGGATTGTTTTCTCGATCGGGATTCGGGCCATTGATGTTACCTCTATGAGAAATTAGTATCACTTCTTTACCACATATGCTGAGGGGCATATATAGTTTAATGACTTTATCTCAACATCCTTATCATTAAAAAAACAATCTACCGCATTAGCCTCAGACCATCTATGGAAAGCATACTCATCAAAAACTACAATACCTCCCTTAACTACTCGGGGCCACAAAGCCTCTAAAGCAGCGTAAGTTGGATCCTGAACATCGAGGTCGATATACAACAGTGATATTCTAGCCCCTGGGCGCTCTGTAACATATTCTCCGGCAGTTTTACATATGTCACCGCTTACCAACTCGTATTCGTGCTCCTCAAAACCACAGGAGGCTATAAACGCGTCGAACTTGTCCCTATGATTATTTGCGTGTGCATAGTCTCTTTTATCAAATAGAGTTTTCATGGCTTCGGCATCCTGCCCTGAGAGAGATTCGACTAATTTATCAGAATCAAAAAAATCAAAACCTATTACTTTTTTGCCACTATTCGGGCACAAAAATCTTTTTAATTTTAAAAAGGTAAGAAGACCTGTCCCCTTAAAGACTCCACATTCCACTAAGTCACCCGGAAGGTTTTTGACTTGATTGACTAATAATGTCCTGGCCAGTAGCTTTCCAAACACCTTAGTGTCTGAACTAAGCATAAATCCATTAAAGCTATCAAATAGCTTTTGGGTTGTGTCAATGATTTCTAATTCTTTTAGTTTCATTTATTTACCGTGAAATTTGTTAAAGTAGTCTAGATCCTCCGGAGTTCCGATTCCCCACATACCCTGTTCCATATGAAACGTTTTAATTTTCTTTCCATCCTCAATGGCCTGATTGAATACAGGGCATACATAAAATTCGTTATTTACACGAAGATTATCCTTAATCATGTCCTCGGCGTATTTTACATAGTCTGAACCCTTACGCCAATAGTAAATACCGGTGGTTGCTATGTTGCTGATTGGCTTTTTTTCGGCCACTTCCGAGACGAAACCGTCAGCGTTCAACTTAGCAAAACTCCATTTTGGATGCGTGGCTGTAAAGGTAAGCATTCCTCCGTCAATTTCGTCCGCTTCCATGGAATACATAAATTCATTACTATCCCATTCTAAAAATTGGTCTGAATTTGCCATTACTAAATGACTATCATTATTTATTAAATCTTTAG